TGCAGGAAGTACAGGCGGCGGTGGCGGCGGTGGTGGAGCAAGAATCACATCAAACAACAACTCTGGCGGTCCTATAACTGGTGGCGCAGGCGGAGCAGGTGCTACAGGACAAGTTTTGGTATACTACTAAAATGTGGGCTGCAATACAAAACGGAATAGTAAAAGACTACTATATCGAAATACCTTACGACAACATGATAAAAGATGCTGAAGACAAAGGGTATACACATTTAGTAGAAATGACATTAGAAAATAGTCCAGCCCATTTACACGGCAAATGGGATGGTCAAAAATTTTACAAGATAGGAGAATAACATGGGAAATTTTGCGGTATTAGACGAAAACAACAAGGTAGAAAATACAATTGTTGCTGAATCAAAAGAAATTGCTGAACAGGTAACTGGTTTAACATGTGTAGAATACACTGATGCAAATCCAGCAATAATTGGTCTTGGATATGCTGATGGAGTGTTTGAGAATCCACCAATGCCAGAACCAACACTAGATCCAGAAAATGATCCAGTTGTATAAAAATTAAATAAAAAAAATAACCCCCAAAGGATATTCTCCAATGGGGGTATTTTTTATCCCTTAAATCAAATGATTAGGAAATTTCTTTAACCATTTATTCGTGGCACCGTTTTTCATAGATGACCATGAACTCCAGTCCTTACCGCCTTTTGTCATGTGAAACACGATTTGGGCATTTTTGACTGGGCTAAAGAGTTCAGCATTTAAATCAAGATTGAATTTATCTTTTCTATCTGGACCTAAATTACCGATCATGTTGATCTGGAAGATTCCATATGAGGAGTCTCCTGTCTCAGCATTACCATTGAATGCAAATGGGCGACCATTAGATTCTGCCTTGGCAACAGCCCAAGCAGTCTTAAGACCTACCCCTTTAAACCCAACAGCCTTCAGTAATTCAACCAACTGGATGTCAGTCAAACTTGTAGCATCCGCATACTTTGCAAGTACTACATCAGTAGTAGGCTTAGAAAGCAAAAAAGCCGCTTTGTCGGCGGCAGGTGCAATCTGAGCGGTATTACTTAGTAAATTGTTCTTTGTAGCATAAGCAATACCAAGACCATTATTTAATAATGTTAAAGTAAGCAATGTTACAAGAACCCCCGATAGTATTTTGTTGTCTCTCAAGTTTTTCCTCCTAGACTACAAATGCTACTTTGCAGTAGCATACTCTAATTATAGCATCTTTTGGCCTTTTGAGTCAAATATCAGCATAAATTCTTAAAATTATTTCTATTGCAAGTGGTATAATAATAAGACTATGGCTGAAACTCCTGTCTATGACATTCCTTATCCCACGAACTCTTCTCCAGTAGATGTTGCTGGTGATTTACAGGCAATTGCTGAGCGTATTGAAGTAATTCTTCCTACAATTGGATTACCTTATCATACATTAGAAGTTGTAAATAATAGTGGTGTTTCTATTGCTAAGGGTGATCCTGTATACATATCAGGTTTTGGTACCAGCAAACCAAGAATAACAAAATCACAAGCAAGCACTATTGCAACATTTCCAGTAATTGGATTAGCACAATCTGCAATTGGTAACGGTAGTGATGGAGTTGTTGTTATATCAGGTGTATTTACTGACATTAATACTTCTTCATATTCTGTAGGAGCAAGACTCTATGTTGGTTCAAGTGGTGGGTTAACAACAACTCAGCCAATTACTGCTGAAACAAATTCTGGAGTAGTTGGTATTGTTGCAAAATCAAATAGCACCACTGGCATTATTCTTGTAGGATCTTTTAAAGGCAACGGTACGTGGGGATCAATGAAAGCAGGATTAGCATAATGGCACAATATAGAAGTCAAAAAGATGTTGCTATAGGTTCAGCGCCACCACAGTCTATTTGGACAATGGTTAGGGGCGATACAGCATCCTTTAGGATGTATGTACAAGATGACGCTGGTGATCCACTAGTAATTGAAGACTGGACAATTAAAATGGACTTTGCTAGATCAACTACATCTTCTGTTATTTTAGAAATTTTTCCAGAACCAGAGGAAGATGATGGCCCAGGAGAATTTACAGTATATCTTGCAAGTGATGAAACAGAAATTTTAGAAACAAATGATGAGTTTGATATTCAGATGGCTAACAGCGGTAATGCAGTTGTTTGGACAATTTTGCAGGGTAAAATAAAAATGATTGAAGACATTACAGACTGATGGCTACAGCAACCGTTATAAACGATAATTATACTCGTCTTTCAAAAGTCATCTATAAGGTGCCCTTTAAGATAAAAGTTACAAATATAATGGTTCCTTCTTATGGCCCGCAAAACGTACCACCAATTGGCATAGCCATCATTGGTATTAATAACTATATTTTATGATATAATCAATGATATGGCCGTCCTACCAATAAACCAATTAAAAGCAAAGTTTGAGACAGGTGATAGACCTAGTGGAGCAGACTTTACTGACCTAATTGATACCACCGCATACAGAGCAGACTCTTTAGGTGGAGATGGAAACAACTCGGTCACAATCAACGGTATTGAAGTAGCAACAGTATTTGACACAATAGACACATCTACCTGGAGAACAATCAAGTACATGGTTCAAATGTCCCATGCTGAATCTTCTTCATATAGAAGCGCAGAAATAAACATAGTTTTTGATGGTACCAATCAAAATATTACAGAATTTGCCTCTGTTGCTAACACCAATAGCAATGTAGGAAATATCACTGCTAATTTAAACTCTGGTACAATTAGCATGACAGTTACACCAGCACTAAGCCCGATGACCATACGGTATTACCGTACAGGTTTGAAGGCCTGACCTAAAGGAGAAGTAAATGGCTACAGTCGACAAAGCCTTTCGCATTAAAAATGGCCTAGTAGTTGAAGGCGCATCGGCTACTGTAAATGGATCAACAGTCCTTACAGAAGCCTCTACAGAATTTCTACAAGATACCACAGCAGCCATGTTTGATGGCTCTCAGAGCGGTATCTCATTTGCATATAATGATACATCAGGAAAGATTACTGCAACAGTATCTACAACACCAACATTTGCAGATAGAATTACATTTGAAGGTGCAACACCTGATGATTATGAATTAACTCTTCTTGTTACAGAGCCAACACAAGATGTAACAGTAACCCTACCAAATGCTACAGATACTTTGGTTGGTAGAGCAACAACAGATACTCTTACAAATAAGACTTTAACAACTCCAATAATTTCATCAATTTCAAATACTGGAACTTTAACATTGCCTACAAGTACAGATACTCTTGTTGGTCGGGCTACAACAGACACTCTTACAAACAAGTCTGTTTCTCTTGCTTCAAACACTCTTACTGGTACGCTTGCAGAGTTTAATGCCGCACTTGCAGATGCTGATTTTGCAACTATTGCTGGAACAGAAACTCTTACAAACAAGACACTTACTTCTCCAGTAGTTACTGGACTTACACTTAATGATTCAAGCATTGTCTTCGAAGGTTCATCAGCAGATGCACACGAAACTACTCTTACAGTTACAAATCCTACAGAAGACCGTACTATTACGCTTCCAAACGTTAGCGGTACAGTAGTAACAACAGGTGATACAGGATCTGTTACAAACACAATGCTTGCAGGATCAATTGCTAATGAAAAACTTACAAACTCTTCTATCACAATTAACGGAAGCGCAATTTCTCTTGGTGGATCAGTAAGCATCACATCAGGCGTATCAAGTGTTTCTGGAACTACCAGCCAAATTGCAGTAAGTGCAACAACTGGAGATATCACACTATCACTTCCAAACGCAGTAGTATTCCCAGGATCAGTTACTCTTAATGCCGCTCCAACAGAAGATCTTCAAGCAGCAACAAAGGCATACGTAGACTCTGTTGCACAGGGACTAGATATTAAGGCCTCTGTAAAGGCTGCTACAACCGAAAACGGAGCACTTGCTACTGCATTTGACGACGGAAGCGTAATTGACGGTGTAACTCTTGCAACAGGCGATAGAATTCTTATTAAGAATCAAACAGATGCAACAGCAAATGGTATTTACGTAGTTGCAGCATCTGGAGCACCTACTCGTTCAACAGACATGAATGCAGCCGCAGAATTTCCAGGAGCATTTACATTTGTTGAGCAAGGAACTACAAATGCAGATACTGGATACGTATGTACTAACAACTCAGTAGTTGTTGGAACAACTGAAATTACTTTTGCACAGTTCTCTGGTGCAGGATCATATGTTGCAGGTAACGGATTAACACTAACTGGTAACTCATTTAGCATTAATACAACAATTACTGCAGACCTATCAACAGCACAGACATTTACAAACAAAACATTAACAAGCCCAACAATTACAACACCAACCGTAACTGGACTTACATTAAATGACTCAAGTATTGTGTTTGAGGGTTCATCAGCAGATGATCATGAAACAACTCTTACAGTTGCAAACCCAACTGAAGATCGCACACTTACACTTCCAAATGCTACAGGAACTATTGCCCTTACATCAGACATCACATCTGCAATTGATACATTTGGTGGTGCTGTAACTGGCGGTACAGGAATTAGCGCATCATATGCATCAACATCAGATATTCTTACAATTACTAACGTAGGTGTAACAAGCCTTGCTGGAACAGCAGACCAGATCACAGCATCTGCATCTACTGGATCAGTAACACTATCTCTACCACAGTCAATCGCAACAACATCTAGTCCAACATTTGCAGCACTGTCTATCGGTTCTGGTTCATTAACAGCAGGTTCAGTAACACTGACAGATGCTCTTATTGGAACAGCAACAACAAGCGTAAGCACAACAAGTGCAACAGTAGTTGATACATGGTCAGCAACAACATACAACACAGCAAAGTATATTGTTCAAATGAAGAACGGTAATGACATTGAAGTTCTAGAAGTACTAGTAACTGTAGATGCAAACAATAACGTTTACTTGACAGAGTACGCAGATGTAATCAGCAATGCTCAAATTGGAACAACAGATGCCGACTTCTCAGGTGGTAACGTCCGCCTGTTAGTAACATCTACAAACGGTACTACAGTAAAGGTTCACAAGACGCTTATTGAAGCGTAATGTGGACTGAAGGGACAGTGAACTTCAGTGACGACTAATAATAAAGACTTTGTTGTAAGACAAGGACTTAAGGTTGCCACTGGAGTTACATTCCCTGATAACTCTGTACAGACTACAGCGTTTACTGGAAGTGCAATTACTGTTGGCAGTACATTTCCAGTTAGCCCATCAAATGGTGCAATGCATTTAGATACAAATACAAATAGAATTTATTACTATTATTCTAGTACTTGGTCAGCAATTGCTAATTATGATGATACCGCTACGGTTGCAGATCACACACATGATGAGGCTGGATTTGTTGATAGCATTTACCAGTATCAGGGAAATGGTCCAGTAGGTCCATGGATTGGCACATCTTTAGACGGTGGCTCACCAGCAACTACATCCTTTACAATGACCATTGATGGAGGAGCAGCAGCATGAGAAATTCTGCTATAATTAAACATAATATGGAGGTTTACTGTGTCTGTTAGAATTCAAATGCGTAGAGGTACTACCTCTGAATGGAACAGCGCAGATCCAATCCTTAATGAAGGAGAAATTGGGTATAACTCAACACTTACTTCTTTTAAAATTGGAGATGGAGAATCTCTTTGGTCTGAACTAGACTATTATCAAGCAGCAGCAGATATAACACCAAATGAAATTGGTGCAATTGCTTCTACAGAAAAGAATGCAGTAGATGGTGTTGCAGGTCTTGATGGAAGCAAAAATGTTATTACTGCTCTTTCAGTTGTTTTTGAGGGCGCTACTGCAGATGCCTATGAAACATTTCTTACTGTAACAGAGCCAGCATCAGACATAACAATAAATCTTCCAAGTACAGCAGACACCCTAGTTGGTCGTGCAACAACAGACACCCTTACGAATAAGTCAATTTCTGGAGCAACTAATACCCTTTCTAATATTGGAAATGGTTCCTTGACAAACTCTGCTATTACAATCAACGGATCAAGCGTTTCTCTTGGTGGTTCAATCAGTATTGGTGATATTACAGGTGTTACAGCAGGTACAGGATTAAGCGGTGGAGGATCAAGCGGAGATGTAACTTTATCTATAGATACATCTGTTACAGCAGATCTTACAACAGCGCAGACTTTAACTAATAAAACTCTAACAAGTCCATCTGTTGGAACATCTCTTACTACAGCAAGTACATCTTTTAATCTTTTGAATACAACCGCAACAACAGTTAACTTTGCTGGAGCAGCATCTACTATTTCAATTGGTTCGGTAACAAGCACTACAACAATAAATGACAGCCTTGTTGTTACTGGAAATTTAACCGTAAATGGAACTACTACAACGATTGATACACAAACATTACAGGTAGAAGACAAAAATATTGTTCTTGGATATGGTTCTACATCAGATGTTGCTGTAGATGGCGGCGGTATAACATTAACTGGTGCAACAAATAAAACATTTAACTGGATAGACGCAACAGATGCTTGGACATCTTCTGAGCATATGAACTTAGTTACAGGCAAGTCTTACAAGATTAACAATACAGCAATATCAGCAGCCTTACCAGTCCTTACATGGGGAGAAGTTAAAGATGGTAAGTCTGGACTTGTAATTAGTTAATTACTTTGTAAAATCAAAAGTACTAAACCTTTACTTTATACTTAATGTTTTAAATTAAGCGTAAAAAAATAATATAATCATGTGATATACTTAGACTACTTTACAATATGTAAAGTTCTATTATTATTTTTAGTGAGAGGTTTACAAATTCAATGTCAGATATCTTTTCTTTTCGTTTGTTAGATGATTTTATTGCAAAATACAAGCAGGTTGAGCCTCCTTTTGGCTTTACAGACGCAGGCAATAACTCTTTAGGAGAAATCACTTTCATTCGCACCTATTCTAGAATCAAGGAAGACGGAACAAAAGAAAGATGGCATGAGGTTTGTAAGCGTGTAATTGAGGGCATGTACTCAGTTCAAAAGAACCATGCGAAGGAAAATAG